TTCCATACAATGACCCTCTGGCACTTTTCTATCTGCTATGGGTAATTGCTCTTCAAATGTATAACCACATTTATCACAAGCATAATCATACGTTGGCATTATAACCCTTTCAAAGATTGTAATAGTTTTTCTTATTATAAAAAATATGAGTATCAATTTTCACCGTTTTCTCCCTCGCTCTTGCCCATCTTGGCGCATCAATATAATCCGCATGATAATGAGTCGCAGAATCCGTGATATCCAATAATCCTGGAGTCTTCATTACATACTCAGCAATTCTCTGAGATTCTCTCCATGCTGGACTCTCATTTGGAGTATCGCCTTTACCATCACAATACCAGGAAAATTGGCACTGATCTCTTTTGGGGAATCCACTAGAGGTATGTGCTCCTTCATAAACTACTCCACAAATTGATTCTGGATATTGTTTTGCTTTAACTCTATTGAGTGTTACTTGAGCAACCGCTAATTTTCCAGCAGTTGATTCAATTGCAGCTTCAAAATATATATTCAACGCTAAACATTTTTTTTGTTCTGGGTCCAAAAGTATTCTAGGTGGAAGCATTGATTCTTTATCGAATATGTGTGGGGTAAATTTTGCTTCATTAATCACCTTTGGCATAACCCAAATTTGCTGTGTAGTACCTGAATTTAATTGCACTGCTGCAAATAACATCAGACCTACAAATAAAATAAATTTCTTCATATGCCTCTTTTAAATGAGTTGACAATACCATTCTAGGAAATACTAGAATGTCTCACACTATTTAATTATTAGTTAATATGTGCTTTTTCAGCAGATGAGCCTTGTCGGCCGCGGCGTGGACTTCTAACTACCATATCAGTAGCCCATGTGTGAGGAAGGTAATCTTTATAATCAAAATCTGAACTCCATTTATCTTCTCCGAGTTCAGTAGTGAACTTCTGTTCACTGGAATTCCAATCCATTGTCAATTGTACACCAAAAGCTTTTGCTAATACTACTACAATTTGTCTAGGTAGCCTAGATCCACGTGTTACATCTAATTGCCTCAATTCAGCTTCCTCCGTTGTCTGCACACCATTTGCTGACTTCGTTAAGTTGATGATTCTCTCTTCTAAGGGTTTTATTATGTTCACGGTAGTAAATCTGGAAAAGTGTCTTTAACTAAGTTGTAGGTTAATCCCCTACATTTGATTTTTTTATCTTTTATTTGAAGAAGCAATTCTGCTTCTGAAGGATGTATACTTTCTAGTAATTCTATAAACAAATATTCTCTCCGTGATTGTTTTAAAGCGGTGTTTCCACCCTCAACAAACAAATATAGTTTTCTTACTAAACCATACAAATATGTAGGACTTGGTTCACTAGCATCACCTATAAATCTGTATGGTGGAACTCCTGGTGGTAACAGGAATTTGAGATTCGGGTCAAACGCATATCTTAGAAGTTCTCTAAGAGCTGAGTTATCATATTTGATTAAGGTTGCTTTCTTTTGATCCTTGGTTTTAGCCTTTGCGACTTCTCCAAATATAAACGGTAAACTTTCTGTTGCCATATCAAAACTCTTCAATATATTCCATAAGATTTTTCAAACGTTTATTTACAAAATAGTTCATCAATTGACTTCTGTCGCCTGATGACTGTTCTGTATAGCTGTTGATTATATTTATACAAATAGTTTCTGGTAATTTGCTCAAATCCACCAATTGTTCATTGCGATAATAATTTCTAAGAATCTCTTCTGTACCACAAAAATCTTTTGGGTCTTGATCTCTCCAACTATCTAATTTCTTTTTAGTAACTGGCTTCTGCCTTACACCCTCAGTAACAAAGACATCATCTCCAGATAAAATGTTTGGAACACCATCTCCAGTATCTCCCTTAACAATCTTTTCATAAAGCGACTCATATGGATCACCAATTACCCACTTTTTCTGTAATGGCGACCATTGCTCAACCCCATTAAATTTCTGTAACTGTATGAAATCCTTATCACTAGAAATAATTAGGGTAGGACCAAGAGTCTGTTCCCCTGGGAGTATATCTTTCTCTAAACCATTAAAATGATCTGTGAGAACTCCAATTATATCATCAGCTTCAGCGCCTTCTATATAGACTACCTTATATGGAAAGTGTTCTTTCAAATCATCTCTCATAATATTAAGGCATTCATACAAATATCCCCAATCTACATCAGAATCTTTTTTAAGTTTACGACGACTAGCTTTATAATTGGGGAAAATTTCTTTCCTCCAATTCTTACGATGATCACAACAAATAATCATCTCACCATACTTTTTTGAAAATTGATTGCGAAAAAGGCGTATATTATTGAGAATTACATGCCTTAACATATCTTCTTCGACAACTCCTTCACCCTTTGAGGCGCTCATGAAGCTGCCTATAACAATTTGACTGTAATCCAATAATATCATGATTTCTTTTGATCTTCAATTCCCATCTTTAAAGACTCCAAAAAGGAAGTCCATTGATTAATTCTAATATCCCAATTATAAAACATATCGAAGTATGACTTCTGCAAATTCAAAAGAGATTGAGTTTCGTCTTTCCAATAAGCATCAATAGCACGTGCCAATATATGTGCATGCACAGCAACATGACGCTTTGGATCTGGTTCATACCCATACAACCAAGCAAAATTAGCACAAGTTTCTGGAAGTGCTGCAAGATTTGGACATACTACCATACATTTAGCACTTAAAGATTCTAGAGCAGTAATACAAGCAGTTTCCATATAAGTTGATGGATAAGCCATAATATGATTCTTTGTCAACTCTTCTCTAATAGTATCATTTGGGACAGATCCACTATAATTGACTTGATCCATTTCTTCCGCTTTTCTATAGACATGCCGATATTGTTCATCCATATGTGGTCTGTCATAGATTTTAAAACTGGAAAAAACATTCAATTCAGCCGCCTTAACTGCCTCAGACGTATGTTGTTCCTTCATCAGTTCCCACGCTTCTAAAAGAACTTCAAGTCCTCTATGTGGTGTGCTGAAATAGATACAATTAATTTTATCTGTTGGTTTCTCATGTACTGGAATAGGATCAATAGCGTGTTGAATGGTAACACCGTGGTCATACGGCACGCCAAGATAAACTCCATATTGATATTGCTGCCAATGAGAGACAAAAATAATCTTCTCAAATTGCAACATAGCATTTGGATCTTCTTTTAAAAATTGTACTTCTGGATCTTGGGCTAAATCATGTACCCAAAACAGGCGAGGCTTATCTTCTAATTTTCTCTTACGAGAAGCAATCCACTGAAAATAATTTTTCAAGTCTGGGTCAAGTCTTGAAAATAACCACTTCTGCACCAATTCTGTACCACCCATCGCTCTGGGGGTTTCATCTGGTGTCACTATTTCAATATCATCATTTTCACTAAAATCTATCTTTAATTCAGGTATTCCAACAGGCATTATCCTCCATCAATTTAATAACATTTTTTCAATTTCTAATTGTTCATCTTCTGTTATATGTTCTTGTGCCTTTTCTAAAGATAATGGCACCATATCTCCATCTTCGTCTTCATGAAGCACACACATTTCCCCCTCAACCTTTCCCCCTTTGTTATATTCTAATTCAAAAACAAATGCAACACCTGAATCTGTTTTGATAAAAAGTTTCCCTTCAATAGCATGAGGGGCGGGGTGGTTTTCAAAACCTTCTCCATGCTCAAACCCTTTATCCAGTTTATTAATAGTCTCTTTTATTTTTTTTAAAACTTTATCTGCCATTTTACTCTTTAGATAAAAATGATGTGACGCTTGAACAGTTTGGTTATCACTTCTAAAGGTATGAGTTTAGCATTAAATATTTTACCTAGCTGAAGGACAGTTAGGCTGAGAGGAATAATGCACCTTTAGTAATTCAAGCGCCACGTTTATACTATTATATCATTAATTATTTAGTTTGTCAAATTTATTTTATAATGAACTGTCAAATTGCTTGTCAGTTATGGCGACTGTTGCAGGATTTTTAGGAACATAGTTTGCATAATCTCTCTCTAAACCAAACTCAGATTCATCTAACCCCTTTGTCCATACCATATTAATATCGGAATAAAACACACCAACAGATCTCTTTGGTGTACCATCTGGATAATATGCAAGTGCCACACACCTTGGAATCACTTTATTATTTTCTTCTTTACCTGAAAACATACCAATCCAATCACTAGTTTTTAGATAATACTCACAATATCGGATATAGGCTTTTTTATGTTCTGCGGCATTTAAAGCTTTCTGTTTTTCTTGTGGAGTAATACCACGATTTCTTGCAGTCTTACCAAATGAAGCAACTTGTTCTTTAGATTCTTTAATCCACTCTTTCACATTTTTAAAAGAATATTTATCATCATCTGGAAGAGCAAGAACTTTCTTACTTATGTTTTTGTATTCAGCGGGCTTCTTCTTAGCCCGCATCACCTCAAGACGTTTCCGCAATTTCTCTTTTTGTTCTTCAGAAATTTTACGTTTCTTTTTTATTGGTTTTGTTTTTTCTCTAGCCATCACATTTTCATTTTGGAAAGGTTAAATTTTTAACATCCATCAAGTCATATAATAATTCTCTAACTTCTTCTAGAGTCTTTCTGGTGTTAGTAGAAGGTTCTTCATATTTCAACTTATTTCTCAAAAGTTGATCCATGTCCCATGCAACAAGAGCCCAATCCATGCCTCTATTGGCAGCATCAAATTGTTCTTCATCTGCTGGTAAATTAAATTCTAGTATTGCTTTCATTAAATCCTCTTTCTTTCACCATTGATTCAAAAACCTTCCATAGTTTTTTGCATCTTGTCTCATGCAATTCACTCAATCCAATCAAAACATTCGCCATTTGATCTTCTGTCATTGGTCCATTTGGATCATCAAGGATTCTTTCTGTTATAGCATCCAAATCATCTTTTGTCTGCCAGACATTTTGAATCTCTTCTTCTAAATTTATTCTATCATATTTTTGTGTCATATTATACCTTCTATAAAAAGGGAGCCATGCGATTGTCCTTGTACTTCGATACCTAGAATCTTGAGTCTGCGAACTTCTCACGAATCGTCATCACCATTCTAGTGTATGCATTATCTCTGCGTTCTACAGATTATTGCAACTCTCACACATAACATTCTTACCTCAGAGTCATTGAAGGGGATGTTACCCTACAGCTTTGGTCAACGAACCTCCACCATACCTCTGACCACACTCTACCACCAACTCAGAATGCTTAGGCTCTTACTTTTTATCCTTTTTAACAACTATAGCAGTAGCATGTTCCTCTTC